CGGTTATTCAAAAAAGAGTGTTGCTGCTACCGTTCCCGATATAACAACGTAGAGTCCTTTGGATGCCGTTATGCCGTTTGCGGTAAAGGTGTGATTAGTTGCCGCTGTTGGGGTAAACACGCCGATTATGATCGGGTCAGCAGTGTTTGCGGTGCCGGAATCGTAGATCGTAATGGTTGGCGTTGCGCTTGCGGCGCTAATAAAAATGCCTTTTAAAACCGTAAACCCGACTTTAATTTGATGCGTTGCGGTAATACGTTCGTAGGTGGCTGACATGATGTTGTCCTAAGCTAGGAATCGAAGTTTGTAGAGCGTGCGAAGGTATACTTCAATGATGTTGTCGATGAGCTGTTGCAGCGAGCTGTCTGACTTATCCACAATATCATACCGAGCCGCTTCAATTTCCTTCAACTGATCTTCCAGAAACTCAATGATGTTGGCGGTTTTCTTGGCCGACATAAGCGAGATCGGGCCGATTAAACCATGCCGCCCTTGATAGGCTTCGGCAAAGTCGTCGGCAGCGCTCACAATGCGCTCGTAGAAGATGTTTAAGGCTACATGCTTGGAGTAGCTGCGGGTGTTGAGGTGTACCGAGTGCGCTACATCTCGCGCCAAAAACAGCATCCCTAAAAAGTCGGTGCATTTCACTGTGGCGCTCCCATCGGTGGCATCCCTTGCGGTGGCGTCATTTCAGGCGGCATCATTTCGGGTGGCATTTGTTCCTGTTGCATCGGCATGGATTCTTCGCGCATCTCCGGCATCTGGTTCATCATGCTTTGCGATTCCATTGCCGCCGCAACCACGCCCATTGCAATGTCTTGGATTTGTTCTTCGCTCATTCCGGCCTGCACCGCGCTGATGCGTTTGGTTTCCGCGTCGTAGGCTTTAACTTGGCTGTCAAACTCTTTGACCTTCAACGTCTGCGCTTCCATCGACTGGCTGACGTTTTGCAGCATCTGTTGCATTTGCTGCATTTCCTGCCCCATCGCCTGCATCTGCTGGTTGGCCGCTTGCAATGCCGGATCGTCCTCGTCAGACAACAGTTTGGGGTCAATCGTCTTGGCAAAGCGTTTTGCCATCTCTTGCGCGCCCGGCCAATCCATGTGTTTGATGAACAGGTCACCGGCCACCGCCCACAGTTGCGGGTTGCCTTGCAGCAGTTGGCTCATGGCGTCGAGCGATTCTTGGCGCTTGGTCATGTAGCTTGGGCCAACCGTCACCGCCACGTCGTATTTGCCGACGTTGGGGTTGTAGATTTTCTTGATAACAATGCCTTGCTCGTTCTGAATCTTCTTAACCGGCATTGGTTGCGTCGGGTCGATCATGGCTTGATCCGTTTCGCCGTCCATGCCAATAATCCGCGCAATGCGTTGCGTGTCGTAAATCTTTGGAATCAGATCGACCAGTTGCCGTGTGGCGTAGCGGATGGCGCGCGCCAGGTTGTCGACGTAGTGATAAGTGCCGGTATCCGACTGTTTCTCACGCGCCAAGATGGCGCGCCCCGAGCGTTCGTTGCTGGTGGCGCCGAGACTGGAGTCATACTGCCCCGTTGAGCTTTTAATGTCGTCTGACGCCCCCGCCTTGGCTTGCAGGAGGCCACTGGAGGCCATCGGCGGCTGCGCCCTTGACGGCAGCGGCAGCGGGCCGCCTTGTCCGTCGGTCACGTCGGGATTGACTTCCAGATACGGCCAGTTGTTGATGTTGGCCGTTTTCCACTGCTGCTCGTAGCCTTCAAACTGCCCGCCGTAGCCAATAAACGGTGCTTTGGGTGCCAGTGCCAGCATCTCGGCCTCTTGGCTAACCCAGTAGTTATACATGCGTTGGGCATCTTTGGCGTTCCGCACCAGCCCGCTGACATACATGCGGCCATCAATCTCAAATTCGTTGCCAATTACGCGGATAACGGGGATGTATTTACCCGCCCAATCGCGCTCTTCCAACACCTCAAAGCCGTTGGTTTTGCACCATTTGACCGTCCGCACATCTACATCTCGGGTTCTTGTTGCAGCCAAACCCATCATTTCAATCTGTTTGGCCTCGGGTGACCCCGCCATTGCGGTCATTCCACCGGGGTATTGGTTTAATTTCTTGGCTTCGTGCTTGATGTAGAAGTATTCCGCAATCCGCACGGTGTCTTGGTTAATCCACGCGTTTAACTGCCCGTCGCCCACGCCGTATTGCAGGCTTGAGAGTGTCGCTGCATCGGGAAACTCGCGCTCGTATTCGTCTTTGGTAATTTCTTGGTTGATGAAGCACCATTCGGCATCCGACCCGCAGGGATCTTGAATTGTCGGATCCATGTAGACGCTAAAACTGTCGCGGATGCGCCCAATCCGCAAATCCTGCTCAAAACTGTTGTCGTCGCAGTATTCGGTCAAGATGCGGAAGTAACCCTCACCAAACGTCACTTGGTTGTCGCAGGCCGTGTCGTAGGCAACATCGGCGTCCGAGATATACTCGATGTGCCGCACCAAACCGTTGAATATTTCGGCTACTTCAATGTCGGCCTTGTCGTCAGCCGGTATTACCTTGCCCGAGGGCCGGTTCTGCCGCTGGTCGTTGGTAACTTGCAAGACGTGTTGCGGCAGCTTGTTGATGGTCAGGCAAGGTCTGGCGTTGATTGTCTGGCCTTGCACCGAACCGCGTGTCGCCAGCACGTCAGCAGGCCACTGCCATTGATTGTCAGGGCTTGCAGCACGAAAGCGCAGGTCGTCCAGCTCGTCCTCACGGCTGTCCGAGTAGGCAGCGATCGCCATCGTCAGGCGCGTCCGCATGGTCGCCAGCATCTCGCCGTTGTCGCGGTCAGACTTGGTGCCGCCTGACGAGACTGCGCCCGCTTCGTTAATGCCTGTGTCGTGATAGGTCACTACTTGCCTTTCTTCTTACCCGCCGCAGCGCGTTTGACCGCATAGGCAATAGCAACGGCTTGCTTGACCGGCTTGCCAGCAGCAACCTCGGCCTTGATGTTCTTGCGGAAGGCGGCTTTGCTTGGTGACTTAACGAGGGGCATAATTATCGCTTCTTTGCGGTTTTGGCCGACTGCTTGAACGCCTTTGCAGTCGGTGCGCCGGGCGCGCCGGGCTTACGCATCTTCTCTTTGCTGCCCGCAGCGATCCGAGCTTTCTTGGCGTTGATATTGGCGTACAGTCCTGGCTTCATCGTTAGCACTTCCATCGTCTAAGGGATGCTTTTGCCCGCTCGGCGGGGCCTTTGGCCTTAGCCACCACGCCCGACATGCGAGCGCAGAAGGACGCTTTGCGCCCTTTGTCGGCTGATGTTTTTGGACTGGGTGCCGGTGCCTTCAAGTTGCTGCCGGTCGCTGCATTATATTTAGCGCGGCCCTTGGCGGTGAGGCCAGCGCCCTTGCTAACGGGGCGTTTCTCACCACGGCCCACCGATAACGATACGCTTTTCTTCATGACCCCATCCATGAGTTGGTTACGCTGGCGTGGGATGACGCGGGGCGCCGGATTGCCTCGCGATATTCGCGGTGTGCAACGGGGAAGGCAAAAGTGACGGCCAACGCGTCAGCAGCGTCCGGTGAGGCCAATCCACGACTACGCATCTCTTTTTTCCCCTCAAGGAAAATGGTGCCGCTGCTGTTAGGCTTCTTCATGGGGCCAACCAGATCGGCTTTTAGCTGACGGTCGCTTGGAATAGATGCTGTTTTCAGCCATTCCTTCATAGTGCCCCACATTTCAGCCCGCTTGTTGCCCCACATAATAGAGTTCTTGGCCTTCCAGCCAAAGTTTACCCCGCGTACCTTATAACGCTGCTCTGTCAGCCTGTCAAGTATGCCGTAACCGAGGCCACCTTCGTCGATAATCGACAGCGTGGGCTTGAATTCCTCGATGGCGTCGATCACCCGCCCAACAATCGTCATGGTGTCCTCGCCCGAGTAGCGTTTGATCGCCACAATGTCACGGCCTTGGCGCACCACCAGCACGGTTGAGTCAGCGCCACCTCTGGCGGGGTCAATCCCTAACACTATTGGTGCCGTGGTGTCCTTCCAGCGTTCGCGGTGCATGGCATCCTCGACCAGCATGGGCTTAATGAACTGATCCTCGCCCGCATCGGGGAATTCCCCATACACCTCGACCTTGGCTTGTGGCGAATCCTCGCCGTATTCCGCGATGATCTGCTCGTAGACCTGCTTGTCGGTGTCCTCCACCGTGCGGGCGTCCACGCTGCGGGTGTTCCAGAACGCCCGTTTGGCGTGGAAGCACTCGAAAAAGTACCCTTCGTTGCGGCGCGGGTTGCTGAACGCAAACCAGTACCGATCCGGTGTGTTCTCGGTGAAGAACCCGGCGCCGACCTCCCAGATCGGGTTCGGAATGCCGCTCGACTCGTCAAATATGAGCATCATGCCGTCCTGGTTGT